GATTGTATCACTAGATTAAATCTGTAGCACCATCGAGCAGTGCGACTTCTTCGCCGGAACGCTTGAATGTCTTGAGGGCATTGTAGAGCGTAGGTCGGCAATCGTCCGAAACTGAAGCGAGAGGAATCGTGAAGCTCTGCGTAAGCATAGGCTGCTTGTCCTGTTCGCGGATTTCCTGGCTGACATAGAGGGCAACAGTGACCTTCGCCTTCTTCGTCCATCCATCGATCACATACGATAAGATTTTCCAGTAATTCCCTGTCGCTCCGTCAGATTCACGGGTGTAAGTTTTGATTAAAGCCATAAAATAAATAAAAGCTACCTGGTAACAAAACCAGTATAGCTTTTATTTATGCTTCAAGTCTAGGTTTGAGCGAATATGTACCAAAGCCCTGTCACGCTTGAGAATTTGAGTTGTCGTGCGGCGAATGCACCTGTCATGTTTATGGACGAAACACCTCCTTCGATACTGTTTCCGTTTCCGTTGATTATCACGTTATACGTTCCCGTTCCGAGTACGTCCTTGATGCAAGCGATCTGTCCGTTCGTAGGGTATGGTGGCAAGAAGATCGTTATAGTCCCGGTGTCGGCTTTACAAAGGACGTTTATCATGGCGTTCGTCATGGTAAGTCCCTCGTCCGGGTTCAAGCTTACAACACCTGACTCTGCGATACCTCCCGTAAAGATTGACTGTGCAGCGGTTGCCTTAAAGGTTCCAGCAACATCGTCAATCTCGATTCGCGTTCCGTTATGTGCACCCAGGAAGTCTCCGAATTTGACTGTGCGTCCTTGGATTCCGAACGTACCTCCTCCGACTGTCGCGTATGTTCCGTCCAATGTATCAGGGTCGAATGTTCCCCAATATGCACGAGTGTCGACACCGGTCGTGTACATGGCATCGATCCATTCCATACCGCTTGAAATAGGGTCGTCAAACGAGAATGTCTTTCCGTCCACATTGTTCGAAAGGAATGTGAAGTTTCCAAGAATTTGCTCGATTCCAGTTATAACAGCCGGGCCAACATGGAAGTCTTGAAGCGTTCGTCCTGAAACCAAATCCTGAAGTTGGAAAAGTGAGTAGTTATTCTGCCCGTCAACCGTGAATTCGTGGATATAAGCTCCGTCAAAGTCTCGGCTCGTGATGTTTACTCCGCCCTGTGGCGTAATCTGAATGTAGTTACCGCCAGCGGTTGCAGGGTCGCGAAGTCCAACGATGTACTGCTCTGTTGAGAGGTCGCTGTCTTGTGTCATCATTTGATACCAGCGTGATCCTAAAACTGAATCGGACGGCATGTATTGTAAGAACCCGTCGCCAGTTATTCCTCCAAGTGAAAGCTGTCCCAAGTCTCCCATGTATCGTGTAAGGTTGCGGTTTGCTGTGTCAGCCTTTGCAATGATGTCGGATGTCGTGGCATTCTTTCCGGCATCGTATACCGTAGACTTTACGTCCATGTCATTATCAGTTGTTCCAACAACAATGAATGCCCTCGTACCTGTCGCCTTATTGTATTTTATAAGCATCGGTGCTCCTGACTCCGAAGTAGTAAATTGCGAATTGATACCGACTCCTGCACCCTTGAACATATTGAGTGCGTCAACCTTTGCACCTGCGAACGAACCATACTGAAGTCCTTCTGAAGCCATTTCACTGACAAGCTTCATTGACCATTCCGGTGTCATTGTAATCGTGAACGAGAATTGATCCTGGTCTTTTGGAGGGTTTGCAACGTGTCCAGTATCGCTCGCAAAAGTGATATAGATTCCATCGTCAAGAAGCTGTGGAATTCCCGCTGTGATTGGGACATTCGTCGCCATGCTTACGTTATCTTTCAGCCAAAGGAACGTATTAGGGGAACCATTGCCGTCAATTTTGATTATGTAGCTCGTGGTCTGCGTACCAGTGAATCCTGACATCGTGTATGTCATGTCATTGATTCCCTTTCCTACATACCCAACGTTTCCATAAGAAGCCGATGGCGTTCCAACATTTGTCTGTACGCTGAAAATGTCATACTGTTCGTTATAAATATACTTATCGCTTTGTGCGAGCTGGTTTGATGAGTCAGCATACAGTGCTTGGTTTGCATTCGAGCTTGAAATGTTGTCGCCGATTGCAAGACCAAGTCCGCCGCCACCTGAAGACCAAGTGAGGAAGTAGTTACCATCATCGAATCCGAGCGTAAGGAATTCGCCCGGCTCTCCGAGATAGCTCGGCAAGTAAAGCGTGTAGTTTGATTCAAGATCAAGCGGGCCACGCAAGTAAACAGATCCCGTATTATTCCGTGCCAGAAATTCAAACTCCTGTGCGGCAACAGTCCCCGTGATTTCTTCGAGCGGGTCGATAATGTACAAGTCTTGGATTGTGTGACCAGTGTTTGATGCGTACTGCACTGAAAGCCCGTCAAAGAGAGTCTTGAGCGTGCCGTCCATGACGTAGAAAACGTAATCCATCGTGATGTCCTGCTGGCATAGGAACATATCCCCTGCGATAACCTCCTGCGTGTCAGGCTGGAATACGCGAGTAGGCTCGCCGTCCTGCATGATGGACTCGCCGACCTGGAATGTACCGAATACATCGTAGAGCAAAAGAATTCCGGGGCCTTGGATACGAACCTTAGCGGTAGCACCGGAATCAAGACCAGTAACGTCAGCATCCTTGTTCAATGATTCATTGATAAGCGTACCTGTCATATAGGTATCGCCAGCAAGTCCGATTATGAAAACAAAGAGTGCTCGATTCGATGTGTAATCCCCGACAAAGCTTGCATCATTCAAGCCGGAGCCTTGGAAAGAAATATCCAAAGACGTAGTGAGCAAAGCCGCCTCGATCTTCTTCAGGTCGGGATCGTAGCGGAGCCAGTCGAGGCTAGTGAAGCCATCAGCGTCGACGACCGCAAGCTTCCCTGCAGTACCACGCGTAAGAGCAGTCTCGATGTCGTCCATCGTCTTCTTTGTAGGTGCAAGAATCATTTTGTAAACCTTTCCCGAAGTGTTGTGATCGTATGCTTGCGTGCCTTCCTGTGCTCGTTCGATAACAATGCCTTCTTCGTTTTCAAAATCAACGACACGAACGATCTCCTTTTCTGGATCATCCGATGGGTCTTTATAGTCTGTCCAATTCCACCATACAAGGTTGAATTCTCCGAGAATATCAATGTCGGGGAGCAGTGCTCGATTGCCGGCTGCAAGCGTCACTTGTGTCGTGACCGAGTTTACAAGGCTAGGAACAACCTTAGCGAAATTTGTTACCGGGTCGAGTACTGGTTTTGTCATAGAGTTATCATATCACGCTACTTTTCAGATGTCTTCACTTATGTGAAAACATCTTGAAGAAAGAGCCGTCGAACATGGTTCTGTCTTCTATAATGTCCACTATAGCACCCGAAGCTCGAAGCGAAAATGGTAGGCTCACTTGGCATTGTGGAGTCTTCACTCCGTACTTCTTTATTTCCGCCATCCAGTGCTTATTAAAGGCGATTACTTTCTTGTCGCGATTGTCCCGTAAGAGGAATCCCGACTGATACAGCCCTGTATGTTCCGGGTATCCTGCTTTCTTGTAGTCACGAACCTGCTCCTCTAGCTTTTCTTCCCGGTATTTTGGAATCGGCATCGAATGAGCGGCCTCGACATACACGCAATCACGCACATTGCCCGAAGTGCAGACATGCTTATACACAAGTATTTTCCCGTTCTCGAAATAATCCCAAATCTGTCCCAAAAAGTCCGGGTTCGTGATTGTAAAGTTGCCATCAAGCCAGACTGTATAGTCATATTCTGAAAGGTATTCGTGCGAAAGGCATTTGACCTTCTTGTACGCCATAGCCGGAGTCTCCCCTTGCCCCCTTAGAACGTAACGGACATCCCAAAAGTCGGACTTCAGGGACGCATTATCAGTGAATAGGACATAGTCAACGCCTGGAATGCGTACATGCTCCCGAACCTCCTCATAGTCGCCGTATACAGCCGTATAGACAGCCACGCGACCATTCAGATACGCGGGCAAGAGCTTCTTCGTACCTTCAAGTGCGGCTTTGACCAGGCTCTTGTTATCAAGCCCAGCAAAATCGGTCACACGGGCAGGATTGCGGAGTGCTTTCGCGTATCCCTCGATGCTGGAAGCCCATGAAATTGGATAGTCGGCATGAGCTGGGCCTTCACTGACGACATCACACCCGAATGACAGGGCTTCGTTCACGCGGAATGTCTCAAGCGGATACTTGCCACGCACAGATTCATAAAAATGAATGTTCAAGACTGTCTTTGCACGGGCGAGCATGTCCCACATATCCTTGCCGAAATATCCGTTTGCGACAGTGATATTGAATTCGTTTCCAAGCTCCGCCAGGATATGCTGACGCTTTGAGTTCATGGAGCCATAAAAAAGAATATCAATATCCTTCTCCACGACTGGCTGGCGTTTGATTCCAGGTGGCACGATAAAGACATTCTGATTGTACCCCTTGTAGCTTGTCGCGTTCATGCGGTCATATTCCCAGACGCACAAAGCCCCCTTGATTGTCTCAAGGTAGCGGGGCGTAAACCATTTGGAGGAGAACACCTCGACCTGATACACGATGTAATTTGCGGGCAGAACCTTCACGGTGTTCGCACAGTAAATTATGTATATCGAATCGTCGTAAATATCTATCGAGTCCACTATCTCGCATGGGTAGCCGAGCGTATTGATTGTCTCGTTCAAGAGCCGTGCATCAAAGTCAATATGCCTCTGCGTGAGTATCTTGTACTGCATACGCACTGTCTTCGGCTTTGGTTTCTGCATGGAAACAATGTCATTGCTATCGAATGGGACTAAGTGATTTATCTTCTTGGAAGTCCACACTATATCCCCCCGGCCATACCGCTTGCCTTCGATATTACAGGGGATGGTTGCATAGTATTTCTTCATGTCGGGTTGCTATCCCCGACCCCGTAAAGGGTCAGAGTAGGAATCAGACTAGGTCTATGTTCCTGATGCCGCTGTCTTGAGGACAGTGACGGCGGTAGGCAACGCAAGGACGTATGCCGTGCGGCGGACAACGCGGAGTGCCTTCATGTCCTGAGCGATCAGGTTGAGGGTTCCAGTTGCACCGACGTTAGGCACAATACCAGCATCGAATACCTTGAGTGCGAGCGTTCCCTTATCGGAAATGATTGCTGCAGATCGGAGGTTTCCGAAGATAACGAAAGGAGTATCTACGTCTGTGTCGCTTACTGAAGGCATGGCTTCAACAATTTCAACAGGGTAGTTCCAAATCGTAGCTGGCTGTCCGGCTCCAGGGTTCTGATAGATGTAAGTTCCATCAGTAGTCTTGAGCTTGCGGATTACCGAGAGGATCGAGCGGTGCATGTAGAATTTAGCTCCGTTCAATGCCCCTGCTGGCGTTCCATCGATCATGTTGAGCAGATCGTCAGCCTTGAGGTTCAAGAATGACGCTGACACAGCGACGACCGAGTTGACGGCTCCGTTGTTCAAGATACCAGTGAATCCACCGAATCCTAAAGTTCCGTCCCCGACAAAGAATGCCGCATCTTCTTTCTTGTTCAATTCCTCTGCAAAGAGGGTAGCAAGAAGTCCGATAGCGTCGATTCCCATGTCTTCTTCAAATTCGTCAGTCCAAGGCACGATGGCTGCGAGCTTCTTCAGCGTGAGCGTAGGAAGATCAAACGATGGCTCGGTAGAAGTTTTGGTTTCTCCTTCGCCAGTCCATGTAGCTGTGACCGATGAGTTCAAAGCTGGGATTTGGAATTCGTTACCTGGGCCACGCTTTGGAATGTATCGGAATTCGCGGCGTGCAACACCGTAACCCTGACCTGATTCCGCAATGCGGTAGACTTCAGCAATGAATTCTGCTGGTGGTACAAGGTATCCTGCGGTTCCGGGAGTTCCGGTATCGAGGTATCCTGCAGCCTTCAATGACGCGTTATCGCCATTGAACAGCATCTTGAAGAAAGACTTTGTTTCTTCAAACTTACCAACAGCGGCCTTCTGTGATCGAGTAGCAGTCTTGCGACCCTTCTTGGCTCCTGCCATGAATTTAGCTACGATCTCGTCGGCTGCCTTTTCAACAGCGGCGGTTGCAGCTGCTTTGGCTTCCTTCTGAACAGACCCCATGATTAGGGCTTTGATACCCTCCTGATCGAGTCCTTCAGCTTCTTCTTCGTCCTCGTCGTCGTCAGTAGCTTCGTCTTCTTCTTCAGGAAGATCAGCTACAGCCTCGACATCGTCCGCGACCGTTTCAGCTTCGTCAGCTTCCAGGTCTTTAGCGAGAGCAACAACCTGTGCCTTTTCAGCTTCGGTTGCAAATCCCTTCGCAAGAAGAGTCTTCAACAGTTTCTTGAGTTTGCTCATAGAAATTTATTGATTAGCTTTTAATCGCTGCTCACGTTGCAAGGCTCGAATTGCCTTGTTTAATACAGTGAGAGCTTTCTTGTTTCGATCCCCAGTGCGGGAGACTTTTTTATTTACAGCACTGTCATTCGATCTTATTACCGCCTTGCCCTCCTCGTCGTCGGTTGCATCGCTTGAAAGCACAGCAGTCAAAGCCTGATGTGCCTGTTCAATGATTGACCGATTCTTAGCGGATAGGACACGCCCTGCTTTCTCAAGAGCAGAAACGTCGATGCCAGCCGCCTTTGCCTTCATAAGAGCTTCAGCATTGGCAGGGACATTCACAGTCGAGATTTCGTACAGCACGTTATCCTTGAGGACTGTCACACCGTCCTGTTCCTCCCATCCGTCGGACATGAAGCCCACAGAAAAGGCTCGCATGAATCCACCGGCGTAAAGTTCAAAGACTGTCTTCGCGAATTCGTATTGTTCAACAGCGAATTGCATGACTCCTTCAAGCTGACCTTCGGAATTCAAACCGAGTTCGATTGTGCGACCGATAGCTGGCTGGCTGTGGTCATGTCCCCAAAGCACGACAGGGTTCTGCATGTATTCTTCGAGCTTCCAAGATGTCTGGTCGACGATTTCGCCGTGACGGTCTACAGCAGCGGTCGAGTAAACTCCACGGATCGTGTAGTTGTCGCGGTTGACTTCCTTGACTGTCATTTGGAGGCTCTTAGTTTTCATAGGCAGATTATATAACAAGTTAATTACTTACAACAGGGGCAATCACGCACCGGCAGTTATATTCCTGGGGATAGGGAACACCATTCGAGAAATTGTCCTCAAGTCCGACGATCTCGCCGTCCAAGATTACATGCTCCTCGCGTGTGCGGTCGTCCAGGGTTGCAATCCATTCCTTGCCTTCGACGACATCGGACTGTTTGTATCCATCCTGGAAACCTTCATTGTTCGCATTGGTCGATTCCGTGCGAGCAATCAAGTCGAGTCGGTAGTCATTGTACTGTGTGTATACATCTCCTACGCGGTCGGAGAGCTGTGTGATACCTTCTCCTGCCGCAATACCTTCAGTAAGGGATGAAGCCAAACGCTTGAATGTCGTATCGTTTATTGATGCGGCGAAGAATTTGGCACGCTTTTCAAGCTTTGCCTTAATGGCTTCAGTAACCTTGAATTCCTTGCCATCGTCCACGAAATCCATAGCGTCCTGACCTGAAGACTTCAGGAATTCAGTTAGGAATGGTAGTCCGAATTCTGCAATGAGCTTATCCTCTCCCTTTGCGTTCAAGATGGAGTCGAGCTTCTGTGTTGAAATCTTACGCTTGTCGATAGCCTTCTCAAGATCAGCCTTCAAGAGTGCATCCTTCACACGCTTCTCTTGTGCCTTCATTTCCTTTCCGAGTGCTGACTTGAAACGCTTTGCCTTCGCGTCGATAGCCTTGTTCACATAGAGAAAATAGTTCTGGCGGACTTCTTTATTGGTAAGGATGGACACGAGAACCTTTTTATTCTTGCGTGCCTTCTTTCCCTTCTTCTCCTTCTTTGAAACATTCGCTTCGTCGGTCGCATTCTTTTCCATGACTTCCTGAATGCCAAGCTCTACCTGCAATCGTCGGCGACCGCTCAAGTGACGGATAGAGTTCTGCGTAGGTGTAGGCTCGCCCACCTTTCCAAGCGGAACATTGATAAGGCTTCCAAAGAGTTCGTCCCCTCCGTCGATTGGTTCGTATCCAAGCTGTGATCGGATTTCGTTTCGAGTGATCCACTTGTCGACTCCCTGCGTGTACTCTGAAAGCTTTAGGGTTCGGTCTTCAGGCGTAGGGTCTGTATAGTCGAGGTAGTACTTCTCCCCAAATTCGGGAACGAGCAAGAATTCATTTAGCACTTCGACAAGCTGTATCATTTCAGGCTTGATTGTCTGCGTCATGAACATATAGATACCTGCCTCTGCATTGGCTCGGTTCACATCGTCCGTGGTAATGATTGACTTAGGCACGCCGAACGCAACGAGAATGTCGTCACGAGTAAACTTCATAGACTCGATGTAATCCATCTCACGCTGGGAAAGCGAGATTTGCTGGTACTCGATACCTCCTGCAAGAACAGCAATGCGTGAGTTCTTACCGCGTCCCTTGTGGGTTTCGTTCCATCGATCCTTTGCTGCCTGGGCTTCTTCCTGGGTCATGCCTTCGTTGTTTCGTAGAATTCCGTCAGGTCGAGCGGCGTTCAAGAAGAAGTCACGCTGATATGAAGCTGCGAGTTCCTCTGTCTGAATGCGTCCACGGGCAGCCTGGACAGGCGATACACCATCGTAAATGCACAATGGGTCTGGGTCGCGTAGGAAGATAATATCCTCGAAAAGAACCTCCTCCTGTGAGCCGTCCTCGAAGGTAACGAGGTAGTGCTTGATTATCTCTCCGTCTGGGTCGGGAATGATAGTGACCATGTCAGGTCGCAGGTTCCAAAGCTCGACGACCTGTCCTCGGTCGTTGCGTACCTTGTGCCAGTAAGCCTTACCCGTAAGCTTCTTGTTTATCATTGTGATACGCAGGAATTCCGAGCGGGTCTGCCAAGGGTTGAATTTATACAAAAGATCGAGGGCTGGGTGTACCAGAACCTCTCGTGAGTCTCCCTTCGTGTTTATGATTTCGTGAAGGGTCAGGTCTACAGTCGCGGTGTACTTCGCAATCTTATCGACGCACGCGTACACATAGACCGACTTGCGATATTGGTCGAGCTGTCCTGTAGTCGAAAGCACGCTGTTCGAACCGAGAATGCGACCAAGCTGATCGAGTGAGTAAGACTTAGCACGGGATCGTCCGAAGATTTTGCTGAAGATATTAGCCATTGGAATGAGTATAACACCTAGTAAAAAGAAACAACAAGGAAATTAGTACACCATCGCGACTTTCCTGTTATGGAATGAGTATACAGCCATGCGGAAGCTGTCGCAAAAGTCGTCATTCACTTTGACCGGCTCGTCCGTTGGCTTGCCGTCTTTCTCCTTCCATGAGTACGACTTCAGCTCCTTGATTCCGTTCACTGAATCCTTCGTTATGTAAAACGGCTTGCTCTTGATTAGCTTGATGCCTGACTCTACGGAACCGGGGCCTTTCTTCGCTGGTTTGATATTGAAACCTGCCTTTCGTATAGCCTCAATAGCTTTCGGGTCTTCATTATCCCCGTATATGTAATCGCTCTTGGTAAGCACGCCAACCTTTACCAAGTCCTCAAGCTCTGCAATAAGCATCTCGTCGTCAAGCCCGCTCTTGTATATGTGCTCCCTGACGTACACCGAGCCGTCATGGTCGCGTATCTCTGTCAGCACAGTCGGATGGTTATACCCAAAGTCCAGGCCGAATATCTTGTTTGAGTAAGTCTCTGGCAAGGCATCGCAGTATTGCCAGTGCGAGTAAATCGTAACCCCTGAAATACCACGGAGTCCAAGCCCATAGATACGCCAATAGTTCTGGTCTGCAAGCTTGTAACGCTCGATTTCTGAAACGACCTCTGGAGGGTTAAATGGATTGTCCTTGTAGGTCGAGTGAATGACCTCTACATCGTCACGCGTAAGGACATGATCGTATATCCAGTGAAATTGGTCGGATGGGTTGTAGTCGATATAGACATCCCCTGAAGTACGGAGCAGGAGCTGTTTCCAGTCTTCATAGTCCAGCTCGTTGGCTTCATTGATATACAGCACGGTTCGCTTTCGTCCGCGAATCTTCTTCGCATCGTCGATTGATAGGAATTCCAGGACGGCGTGACCAACCCTGTAGGTGTGCTCGGTCTTGTTCTCGTTCTCCTGGTAGTACAGCCCGTACTCCATGAGCAGTCCCATGATGTCTTTGTATACGGTCGCCTTCAAGGCTGGCATTGTTTTACGGACGACGCAGACAATAAAGCCAGGTACATACTGGTTCTGCATCAAAAGGGTAATGACTACTTGTGCGAGCGAGTGAGTCTTCGAAGAACGCGATCCGCCCTCGTTTACCCTGATACGCTTCTTGCACTGTATGTTTCTAAAATAGACATTAGTTGCCTTCAGCTTTGCCTTGGTATTCATTGACGATTTCAACAACGAAGCCAGTGATAGGCTTGTTGTCGGTTGTTAGGTCGAGAGTGTTACCGAATTCACGCTTACGCTTGGCACGAATGAAGCTGAAAGCGGTATCCACGGAACCAAGACCTTCGACTATAGTCTTGCGAGCTTTGAAAACAGGGGCTTCCTTGAATGAGTAAATGAATTCCTGCAGGAGCGGGTACTTCTTGTACCAGTTGTATAGGGTAGCTCTTGAAAGCTCTGCATAATGGGCGATTTCTTCGTCCGGGCATCCCATCTCTGCGGCTATCCTCAAGTTCTCCAAGCGTTGCTTTGTAGCAGCATAGCATGTGCCACTATCGAGAATATCGTTTACTAGCTTTTCCCAGGTGTCACTGTCTAATATCAGCATTGGTTCTTCTTCTTGCCCTTTATTTTCCAACGGGGACACGATTTCAACATTAGACAAGTCGGTAACGCCCAAAGCCCCGCTATTTGGCAGGGCTTGGTCTTCATTCTGTTCGTTCTCCCGGGATGCCATACGTTATAGATTGTACATCGTACTTCTTGCATATAGCAAGAATCTCGTCATGAGCTTGCTTCAGGAATTTCGCATTTCCATTGACTGTTATACTTGCCATTCTATTTGGATTGACTCCAATATTATCAATAGGAACGAACGGCTGGACTTTATCTAGTTTCCGCGAGGAAACCATCTGTAATACTTTCCCTGTCTCCTCCATGAAGTTGGAAATAAGGGAATTCAGCTTGCCTTGCTTCTTCGCGAAACTCTCGTGTGCCTTCAGGGCGACTTCAATCTTACCGAGCCGTTTTCCAATGGCGGTCAAAAGCTTCAGGTCTTCAGGCGAGAGTGCCATATGCTACCAGGTAGAGACTGTGCGTCCCTCTCCATCCTTGAATTTGCCGGAAAGAATTTCAATCCAATCGACAAGGTTCATGATGGCCGAAACGATCAGGGTTATAAGCAGAATCGACAGGATCAGCATCGTAACGCCCTTGCGGACATTCCCGACGTAAAACTGGTGGATTCCAAAGGTTCCGAGGAAACACGAAAGAATGAAAGCTGTCGTGCGTGATTTTGGGGATACGTTCATAAATTAAATAACTGAATAGATAAGGATAATTCGCTGACCTGCGTACTCGACAGAGTACGGAACCATGCCAGTGATTTCATTGATTGCATCAAGCGATGCGGTGTCTGGTACAGTCATGACGACGATACCCGACGAGAATTCTTTGAGTCGGTCAAAATACCGCTTCTGGTCTTGCACGAATTCAAACGTCTTCATGCATACCACAATGTCGTACTTCTCTGGCTTTGCGAAGCTGAAAAAGTCATAGTTGACGGTTTCAACCTTGAGATCCTCCATGAACAAAGCATCGGGACGGTCGTCGTCGATATTCTTCATGCTGAAGTAATCTCCGTATAGGAACGGCGTAGTGCCGATCTGCAGTACCTTCGTAGCGTCCGGGCAGAATCCAAAAATGATGTCCTGCACATCTGCGTAAAAGGCATATTCGGGCTGTTCTTGCCAGTAAGTCATACCACTATTTTAGCACACCTTGGTCTTTACTTTCCCATCTTCGACAGAGTAGTAAAAGGTGTGTTCGCGGCAATCTTCTGGCGTGAATACCTGACCGTCGTCGTGCAAGTGATCGCACGGAACGCCCCAGTCCATATAACATTTGTAAGCTTGGGAGAGTCGGAAGACAAATAGCTCGTCTGGGCCGATCTTGTATTCGGGGATGGAACCAAGCTCGATTTCTCCTATAGCGTCCACGTTTGCTGCAAAGCAGAACCACCCGCCGATATTGATTTCGTGTAATCCATCCTCTTGGTAGCCAGGATTAAACTTTCGAACCGGCAAGCCGTCCTCGACAGTGAGCCATCCTCCGCCGATGCGTCGATACCCGTGACGGTGTGTCTCAACACCCTGCACAAAGGCCACCTCGTCGCTCAAGCGACCCGTCAGGCGTGCAAAGGCATCCTTCGGAGCCATTGTGTCGTCTTCGATGCAGAACAGCGTCACAGCCCCCAAATTCTGGGCAATGCCGATGATCGTACGGTAGTGCTGCATGATGCGGGATGTCCTCTCCTTGTACATGGTCGCGTCAGTGATAGGTGCTTCGTTCGTCACAATGAAGCTGACCATCATAAATCCAGCGTCCCGTGCCTGTGACTTGATGTCCTCGATCATTTCCGTGTCTTCGGAGTCGATAAGGATAAGCCAATGGATTCGGTCGCGTGGCATTTCAAGAACCTTAAGATTCTCAAAGAACGGCTTGACGCAATACTTCCGAGAAAAGATTGTAGTGAACAGGTATTGAGTATACCCGTCGCTTCGCTCCATCTCGATTGTCACTTTGTCGAGCGACCCGACTGCTTGCTTTGCAGGTCGGAGCCATGGGTACTCTCGATCGGACATTACGATGTCGCCTATGCGATATGATCGTCCGTCGAGGGTTCCCGGTGCGGTTGCATAGTATTTTTCCTTCATAAGAGTCTTTCGATTATGTCTCTGATAACATTTACAGTGACCGCGTTTCCAAGGCATTTGTAGCGTTGTGTGTCACTGATTTCTATATTCTTTTTTAATTCGCCACCATTGCCGATGTCTTTTGATTCAAGACCAAACTTCGTCCATCCGTCAGGGAATCCCTGCAATCGTTCGCATTCCGTAGGGGTAAGTCGGCGGATTGCATTTACTACTGGCGGTTCTTTGTAGCTCGTTGCGGTAATTGCGACACTGTTATCATAATCCTTTTTGTAATTCAACATCTTTGGATTCTGTATAAACGGCTGCCTATTACCACCCTTGTGCGTTCGCAAAGTTCCGACAAAGAGCTGGTCTGCTTTTACGCTTGATCCTCTGATTGTATGTGAAACTTCGGCTTGTGCCCGTCCTGCGTCTGCTGGCTCCGAGCTATCAGATACTCCGTCATTTTTTCCGAAAGGAAATACTTGCGGTCTGGTCGTTCCTCTAAGATTTCCGACAATAAAGATTCGCTCCCGGTTTTGGGGGACTCCGTGATTCTTGCTGTTAAGCACTTGCCATTGGAGGTCATACCCCAGTTCTGCAAGCGTGGTGATGATGACTTTGAAAGTGTTTCCATTGTCATGAGATAGCAATCCTTTGACGTTTTCCAGTAGGAGCAGTCTTGGTTGCTTTTCTTTGAGAATCCGAGCGATGTCAAAGAATAAGGTTCCCCTTGTGTCTTCAAATCCTCCTCGCTTTCCAGCGATTGAGAATGATTGACAAGGAAATCCGCCAACGAGTAAGTCAAAGGCAGGGAGTTCTTTTTCATTGATTTTAGTGATGTCTCCATAGTTCTTGTGATTTGGAAAGTGCTTCTGGTAAATTTTGATGGCGTATTTGTCGATTTCAGAATATCCGACACACTCGTGACCTGCACCTATTCCTAGCTCAAACCCGCCGATGCCAGTGAAGAGCGAAAAGTATTTTTCCTTTTCCATGACTACATCTTGATAAAGATTTTCATGAAGCCAAGCCATAGCCACATTGGAACGAATCGAGGCTTCGGCTTGAAAATGTCACGCATGACTTTGCTCTGTGCCATTGCGGCCCGTCGCATTTCACGCTGGTGCATTTGTCGGAGTTTCTTTGCTGATTTGTTATTCATAGATTGCGATCGTGATTGTTTTTCTTCCCCAGTCGAATGCCTGGGATTTTGTCTGCAGGTGGATGTCGAAGTACTCGCCGTGGCGGTATTTTTTCGCCATCCTGTCCTCGCAAACGTACTGGGTGTCCTCCACTTGGAGAACTGTCCCAAACTTGTAATGGGCGGGACATGCGGCTGTCTGTGCCGAGATAGTCGTCCCGCTTGCTGTGATTGTCGGCGTGTCGTCCGTTTCGTCGGGGGATGCGGTGTAAGCCGTAACCTCCGCCAAAACCAGGCGTATCGGAGGCTCTGCGGCTTCCTGGGCGGCTGTTTTTGTTTGGAAAGTCAGCACTATGATTCCGAGGATTGCCGCAACAAGGACAGCGATTCTGGTCGTCTTTTTCATATAGAGATTTTACCATGAAAGCTAGGCTTCATGCAGGTACATTTTGACCTTTCGCATGGCAACAAAGAATTCGTAAGGCTCGACAATGATGTCCTTTGCACGATACTGCTCCTTGATTTCGGTCGCCGTAAACGCGTCTTCCATCGTATCAGGGTGGTACTCAAAGAAAACCCAAATCTTACGCTGTCCCCTGAAGTCTTCCGGGTCTTTTTCTACATGGCTCAATTCGTAGCCTTTGCATTCAAGCACTGATGCAAGGACAACGTCGGATGTTTTGATCGTTTCGTCCATAATTACTTTGTTATATCGTCGACTAATTTATTAAACCCTTCTACAATCGGATGGTCTTGCGGTAGTGTTTCCTCTCGGAAACTTATTCCGTTAAACAGATTCGGATGATTTTCTAAGTCATGCAATGGCCGACAGACCTTGCATATCATTTCCTTCGAAGTCTCAAACAATCGAGTGCCTCGGTTCTTACTGCATACGATGCACTTGTATCGGTATAAGCGAACCCAGGCTTTCTTATGCTTTTTCTTTTTCATATCTTTGCAGTGTTGTTTGTGAGCAAAACAATGGCTTTGCACTTTCTGGCTCATTTTCGTACCTATACCCGTACATGATTGTCCATCCGTTAGGAATTACCATTGTTATGAGTCTACCCCCAACATTGTCCCCGACCTTATACTTTGGATTGGTCATGGCTTTGCTTTATACGGGCTGATAAATCGGATAGGGCTTGGTTATAATGACCATTCGCTTTGTCTTCATACATTCTTTGGATCTAGGAGACTGTTATTTAATAATACTATTAGCTTTTTTCATTATTTCGACTCCTTCAATAACTCCTTGCATATCTCCTGGGTATATATTTCCTTGCCTTGGTGTTTGTAGGTAAAAACAATTATTCATTGAGTCGTATGTAACTCGTTGCCTATCTACTGGATATGGTACATTCTTTTTCTCAAAAACTACCTGTAACTGTGCGACTTCCCACCCTTCAGGTATCTTCATTTCTTTCAATTTTTTAATAATATCTATTTTTAGTTCACTTGATTTAGGTTTTTCTTTTTTCATTTCAATAGTGATTTAATTGCTTGCACTCCGTCTGATAAATTATCCATCTCACTTGCTAGGTTTGCACACTCCATTACTGTCTTGTTGTGCTGTTGGGTTAGGATGGATTCAATAAAAGTCTTTAGATCAGGGATCATGTTACTATCTATTCCTCCCATAAAAGTTCCGTGGTTATCAATCCAGATTTGAAATTGCTCTTTCCATTCTTCTAGGTGCTCTGTGTTCATAAGCTATGACCCCCTTACTGTTACTATGACTTTGTCGACCAATACTGGCTGTAAAGCAGTTTCGCAAATTTTCGCTGCTTCTTTTTCTGCCTCAAAAATATCTTCAGCTTTGATATAAAACTCAAAGAAAACAATGTATGTATTCATGCGTAGAAATTCTTATTTATGAATAAGCAAACCTTCTCCGGGTCTACAATGGTTCCGAGCGATTTTGACGTTGTCGTTCCATTTCCTCGCGATGTCCTGACAAGACTGCCGGTCGTCCAGTACCAATCAAAGAAGCTTCGATCGTATGGGTCTTCCTTTACTAGCCGGTATTGGTAGTACTGTGGCATCGTGAATTTGTAACCATACGCCGCGAATATCTCCAACGATATCTGCCGTATACTCACAATTAAATTCTGGGTCAATTTTGTGTTGGTTCTTCATATTACGCTTGGCAAAGTCTTACAAGTTCCCCCAGCAGACCGCCGCGAGGTATTACCTCAATCACTTCCGACTCCGGGATTACATCCCCGTCGCCTCCGTCAACGTACCGAGTCTCCAATACGATTGTTTCGCCAGTTTCAGGATGGCGATGCCACTCCTCCTTTCCCATTGGGAAGTGAGTCGTATATCCGTCGATCGCTGTCTGTGCAGATAGTCCGTTCATTTTTGATTGGATGTTCATAGTTTTTTGTTTCCTCGCGGAAACTTATGCGGAAATCATGGCTTCATTAGGACAGTCATTGTTTCCGCGATACTTGTTTGCTTGTTCGACAATTTCCAATGCTTCTGCAAAGTCATACTTCCCGGCTTCTAATCGAAGCTTAGTATAACCGTTTTTGCATGGTTTCCACCAAGCGTTATGCTCGATGCTCCAAATCAAATAGGTTCGTGGTTCCATATTACAATCCGCACATATCCTTTTCGGACTGCGTGAAATAAAAATCAGGGTAAGCCCACGCCTCGACGCGTAGGTTTGCACATTCGATTACTCGTTCCTTTTCGAGTGCATAGTCCATCGCAAGGTACATGAGTACCGCGAGGATTACACAAATGAAGAATCCGATAATGCGTTCGAATTTATCCATATTATTTTATAAATTCAAATGACTGCAATTCTTCTTCCAAACGCTTGATAGCTTCTTCTCCTGAAAGTCCTGTATGACGGCTTTCATTCTTGATTTTTTGAAAAAGCTTGTAAAGTTCTTCTGTGGTTAATTTTTTCATAAATGATGACCGGCTGATGCCAGCGTTAAAGTATTAAATCGAGCTAGGCTCGCAAGGAAATTATAAAGGCAAGGATTTGCCGAGGTGCGGTTTTTAGTCATAAATCTCCGCTTTTTTATTGCCGATTTGACGGCGACTTTTTTGTTACTCGTATAGTCACCCTGCATATCCTCCCTTTGATTCCTACGGAGGGTTCGCTTGGTAGCATTTTGCATTCTAAGGAATTGTGATACTTCACTACCAATACCGCATTTGACTATTTTGCTACTTTATATTTCCCTTGTGAACCAACCTCTAGGGTTGGCGTTTATTCAAATGCTGTTCGATTGGTAAGGTACGAATACAGTGTATACCATGGTATACAGTCATACAACCTGTGCATATCGTTACAACACAAATTATTTCTTTTGGGAAGCAAAGCGATCCCTGCGTTTCTGCAAAAGTCTTTCGTACGCCTCCTTGTTATTGAGCTTGCGGTAGTGATACCGAACAGTATCAGGAGAGTACCCCATCTTCATGAGAGCATATTGTGTCTTTCCGTTCTTCAAATGACGGATTATCTTGTCGCTAGTTTTCATAGTTGCGAGTGTATACCATGGTAGACGATAAGTCAAAGACCGATAACCTGTACGTCCTCAATGCTTTCAACAAGGAAGTATTTACCGCCAGCCGCTTCGAGGTCTTTCTGAAACTCTTTCTGACGCTCGGACTGCTTTCCTCCCTTGCGTTTCACTTCGAGGGCGTAGAGTATCCCATCCTTTACCAAAAGAATATCGGACACGCCATGCCGGGCATACTTTGGAAGCGACCGGAATGTCTCACGCTTTGCGTCGTACATCCCGACGGTGTTCTGCCGCCAGAAAAACCACTGTTTTAATTTAAGGTAATCGCAGATTGAGAGCTGTATTGCTGATTCAAGAGGACGATTGCCTTTTGTAGTCTTGGGTAACTTTGTACTAATTCCTCGTCGGAAGGTTTGCATATGTACCCTATTCTACCAAGATTTACCAAAGTGAACATAAACAGGGAAATTTCCTCCTCCTCCGAATGGGTAACATGCTCGTGACATACCTTGCAAAGCACTGAAGCATTCAGGGGCGATGCCGATATTCGTCCAGCAATGTGGTGCAGCTCTGTGTCGTTCCGACCGCAAAAGTAGCACCTGTATCGCAAGTCATGGAACAGCCATCGTGTATCGTTTGTGAATGGGTGGGAGAGAAACATTATCGGATGTATAGCTCGACCTCTTTGACTGCATAAAATCTAGTATCTAATCCATTGTCCTTAAAGAATTGCGACACCTGCCTTCGCCCATCAAAGACCATAGGATGGAATCCATAATTGTCATTGAATTGCACAACTACACCAGTATCCCTGCGTACGATTGTGTATTTCCTAGTCATGCGGGTGCGTTTCGTACTTGTATCCGCAATCACGGCAGATGCAAAGCGTGTACGAGTCTTCGTGCTTGCACTTCGACATATCCTTGCCGGTCTTTTCCTCTTTGAGCGATCGGGTAAGGTCAGTGCTTGTAAGAATGGTGCTCTGCGTAAGCCAGTAGTCAGCGTCTTCTTTTGAACGAATGAGAGGGACGACCATTGCAAGCTTCGTCCATGAGCCAGCTTCGACAAGTTGCAACGGGGAAAACTGGTATTTTACGATAAACATTTTGTAGATATTTATCAGCTTCGATGCCGTACCCTTCGTCATGTGCATCTCCATCAAGAATTCGTCGAACGATTCGTATTGCTGATCGTACAGGCGGTGCTCCTTGATGCTTGAAAGATATTCCCCGAGCAGAATAAAATTCATTTCAAGGTCTTTCTTGAGCTTCAGTGCGTCCTGGCACAAGTCGGCATTAAATAACACTGGTTTCATGGAGAGGTAATTCATTTAGGCTTGCAAGTTTCTTTTCGAGCATAGCTTCCTCGACCATTCGACTGCACGCAGCCTCAAGGTTCGAAAAGAAGTTATAGGGGAATTCCCAAAGGTCGGTATCGCCGTTTCCGTAGAGATAGGGCGTATCCTTCAAAACATGCTGAAGGTACAGCTTGCGGGTTTCTGCCGTTGCATTGTGGCAGATGGCACGCTCTCCGTTCGGCATGATCTTGATAGCCTTCATGCGAATCAAAAACTTTTCAAGATTCCCATCGAGGATAATCTTCTTCATAGCTTCACGCATTTCCTGCGTGAAATGGTGTGAGTTTCCGACAAGGTCGTCGAATTCGCTCATGTCGTCATTCTTTTTTCTCCTAGTGATTTTTGCCATAGATTTATTTTACTAGCTCTGTTAAAACAGTATGCAGATTCCAGTCGATAGTAGGATATTTTTTGGAAACAGCTTCGATTGCTTCAAGAAGCTGATCATCCTCATAAACTTTTAATTGCGATGCCCACTTGAGATGCTGGGAAAGAAATACTTTGTATTGTTCATTATTGAGAATCTTCGGCTTCAGCTTTGCAAAGCGTTTTTCCAAAAACATTGCGATTATATTCAAGTGACGCTGTGGGGAGTCTTCAAGCTTCCTTAGCTCATCCTTCAAAAAGAAAGTCTTTGGATTTACTGGTTCAAAACCTGGCTTTCGCGGCTCTGCCGCAATATCTTGGTTTCCTTGGTTTCCTTGGTTTTGTATGTTTCCTTTCGCTACCACTTTTGGTTTCCTTTCGCTACCACTTTTGGTTTCCTTATGAAACTGGTTTCTTTTCGCTACCACTTCCAAAACGGATGCCTCAAGATTCAATTCGTAGAAGTTGCCCCTAGAATCGTCCGTTTTTAGGACTACTCCGCAAGCTACGAGGCTCTCTAAGGCCTGTGATATGTATTTTCGAGTAATGCCACATCCTTTGTCTAAAACTTCGCCTGTGGGGCGTGTGATGCCTTTCTCGAACTGTGAGAAGCTGATTCGGTCGACATGCTTCTGAAAGCCGTAGGTTCGACGCATGATGTACAGGAGCACTCGAAGCTCTGCATCTGAAAGCTCTGACAAGAGGCTGTCAAATAGAACATTGGGTACTTGTGTTGTGTTGGGTATTAGCATGTGGGGATGTAAGGAACTTATCTAGTAACCAGGATAGTATCGCTCCCGGTCGGCGAGGATGCAAATTATTGCACTTCCTTCAGCAATGACTTTGAAACAATGACAAGAGTGTTGGTCTGCATTCGCTTTACTGCTCGGTGTTTTTTTGCAAAATTCAGTGCTTCCTCGCAGTCCAGTGTGTAGTCAATGCCCTCGACGTTTACGATAATCGTTTCTTCTCCTCGGAAATGTGAAAGCTCGATGCCGACACCTTTCCAGTCGTAGCCAGCTTCAAAATTGTAGTCACGGCCAGCCATTCTGTACCAGCCTTTCTCTATAGTAATTTTCTTCATAATTTCTTCATGTTTTCTTCAGGCTCCCATCCCGCAACGCACCTTGCATGTGTTGGGGGACGGAAGCCCGAAAGCTTCCTAGCTGTTAAAAGGGGATGTCTTCAGGGTTCAGATCGTCCTCTGGGTAGACTACTCCTGGAATTGCTGACGCTGGCTGTGTTGCCACGGGTCTAGGTTTATCTTCTCCTTGAGCATCAAGATGTACGACCGGAAGCGGTGCAATGCCTCGCTTCTCTCGTTCGATTGCAATCTTGGACTGGACTTCTTCGTAGTACGCTGGGTCGTCCTGCATCTTCTTGCGTTGTGATGCCTTCATGCGTTCGATGATCGCGTCTGTGGTATCAAGTGCCGCAAGTGTTTCGAGGTCTTCTGGTGTGAGTACCTCGTCGTTGTCCGCAATGATGTTGTTCGACACATTCGTCTTCCCTGCATTCTTCGTTTCAATGTTCACGACGTACGGCATAGGGAAGCCCATAAACTTCGTCCGTGCACCTTTTGCGAGGTCAAGGATTTGCTGCGTAATCCTGTAGCTGAATTTCGCTAGCTTGATTTTTTGATCGGTCATGTCCTTCACATAGCACATGAAGCGGACGGATGCGATGTCGCCATATCCGCATTGGTCGTATGCGATTCCTACACCAAAGAGTTCGGAAAAAATCTTTGGCATTGAAACGATAAGGACGCGGTTCGAGCCTTCCTTCAGTTTGTAGTAATCGGCTCGGTTGGATCCGCCGTAAGCGGGGGCTGCTGCCATTTCAGCCTCAAGGTCTTCGATTGATTGTGTTTGCATAACGCTGTTCTTTTGACTGCCCTTTATCTTACGGCATGAGTCGGGCTATCCCATGCCGTTATGGGTTATTCCCCTTCATCCGTTGTTTCCTCCTGGAAACTATCGACAATCTTGTCAGCATCGAATCCGGTATCCCGAATTTCCTGCAATGCTACAAGGTTGTCCTTTGTCATGTCCTGCTTTTTCTTTACTCGACCAAGGACGCGGTTCCATCGACCTGCCACTTTCTTGACGTATTCCGCATATTCCTCTGGGTGTCCGAAAGGTTCTTTCGTGATTGGGTTGCTGTAAAGCATCGTCAGGTAATTGGAATATCGGACATTGAAGTTGAAAGTAAATTTGCCCTCTAGCTCGTTGAAGATAATCAATGGCTCGATTGCTGGCTGTTCGTCCTTCGCGAGCATATCCATGAAGAATTTGATACGGGTGTGCAATGCTTCCTCGACATGGTGTGCGTAGACATTGAAGCTCATGATTCGCATGTCGTCACGGCAGATGTAGCAAAGCATTCCTGGAATCTCTTTCTTCAGGATGTAAGGTGCAAGTTGCAATACATGGCTTTCAATAGGCTTCTGGTCGCGTAACACTTTCTCGAAAGAGATTAGGGCGAGCGACTTCACTTCGACGACCTTGCTTGCGAGTCCTTCCGGGTACTTCTCCAAAAGGTAGGTAACAACGGCATGGGTAGAGTTTCGCATCGACTCTGGCATTGATTCCTCGGCAAGCATCTTTTCTGCTTCCTCAAGGTTCGGCATACCTCCTCCGATAAAGTCCAAGCGACCTGTGACCTTCATAAGTCCTGGGGCTTGATATTCGATTCGTTCCTGGCTCTCTTGTAGGATTCCTGCTCGCATCATGACGAGCTTGATAAGATATTCAAAATAGTTTCCAGCTTCCATCTTTCGCAATGCACGCTCGTCTGGCTTGTTGCTTGGCTCTGTGCCTTTCAGATTCAGGAAGATGTCAACAAGTGACTTTCCAAGCTCTGAAGCCCATAGGTAGTCGCGTGGAGTGCGTGGGCGTTCCCTTCGTAAAATAAGACCTGGATTCCACACTTCGTCGATTGTCCAGTCGTCTGGTAATTGATTTTTTTGCATAGTGAATTGTTGCTTAATTGCTAGGGTTTCGATACCCCGCACATAGTGTATACCATGGTATACAAAAATGGTAGCCTTATGACACCGATTTACTGTGTAATAACATACTTGACGATTCGTCAACATATGGGTAGGGTAAACCAGTACCCGCAACACTTTGCAGCTATATGCTGACTCAAGCGTGCCGGATCGTAAAAAACCGGATTCGAATATAACCATGGGAAAGACAGCCACTCGCGGGCTGTTTTTCATTTGCTCAGACGCACACAAGCCCCTCTTTTTAGAAGGGGCTTCCGTGCTATAGAGAGCTTACGACCCTGGGCAGGTCGCATACAAAGCATAACAAAAAGCCCTCCCAAATACAACATGGGAAGGGCTTACGCCAAAAGCTGGCGGGGGCTTGCGATAGGGTGGCTGTCCGTTGGGTTTCCTGTTATCCCTATGCTTTTGGGTTCAAAAATTTGTCTATCCAGGCTTTTATTATGCCGACGACAATCAGGGCAAATAGTACAAACGAAAGCATCAGTTTACGTTCGTGAGAAGTTTTACAATTTCGTCTTTTATTTCTTGGCGAGTGGCACGGTGGAGGAATTGCTGTAATTCCTCTCTTGTGAAGTTTTTTAATTCATCCGGTTCGAGCCGGGACTCCCCTATTTGGAAAGCTAGTCCTAGGTTCCCGTTCAGGCTGCGAAGTTGTGTTGCAGATAACATGATAAAGAGCTTTGCAAACAGTATACCCCAAAACCAACAAAGCGACCCCATCCCCTGGGTCGCAGTGCTTCTGTCGTGGACGTATAAGTTTTGGAACACACACCAAGTAGCCATATGCAGCGGACAGATCGCCAGTGCTACCAAGCCAGTATAGCTTATTTCTTTCCTGAAACGGTCTGTGCAGTCTTGTCGATCGTGCGAAGTACCACGGAACCTCCGAGTGCGAATTCGATGATCGTCGCTATTGAATTTGCAAGCTCCCCATTAATGTATCCGTGAGACTGCATCGTTCCTAGAATTGCAACAATGACCAGCTTCCAAAAGCGTGTGCTTTGTAGAAATGAAAACTGTTCTGGTAACTGCTTTTTTTTCTTAGACATAAATTAGTGACTAGCTCCCCCGAGGAAGATTGTCGGATTAGGTTTCGTATAATCAGTGTCAACGTGCATGTGCTTGTCGTACAAGCCGATGCGTGTGATACCTGCAGCAAGGAAGCCATAGACAAGTGCAACCCGCTGCTCGCCGGTCGAACATGAAAGGTCGATAGCGATTCCTTTCGTGTGTGCTGAATCTTCAACACCACCGGCCGCGTCGTTTTGTGCTTCAGTACGCTTGCCGCTTGTGATCTTGATAGGTGTCTGCTTCGTCCTGTCTCCGGTCGTTGACTGAAGCCAAGCCGTAGCAAGGCCCCGGGCATTATCCAGCTTGCGACGGAAGTCCTCGTCAGTGATTCCGAATTTTTTGAATTCCGCATCCGTAAAGTATTTGTACGTCGAGACTGCAGGTGTCGGTGCTGGCGTTGCTGGCTGTACGTTTTCATTCACTACAAACTTGAATGCGTAATTGATTTTTTTCGTCCCGTCCTTGTAAAAAGGAGAGTAGGAATCAAAGACCTTGTAATAGCTCGGCATCAGAATCGCGTGAGTCGCTGGCTTCGGAACCGCGATATTTAGAGGGGCGTGCATCAAGTGACGCTCAAGCTCTTTCTTTTCTTCAGCTTCAATGCGGCCGTTTGAATTGTTTTCAATAACCCACTCGTACCCGAACGATGCGAATTTCAAAAACTTCTGACCAAGCTCGAGCATTGCCGGCGTGATCTGGCTCGCCGCATGCCACTGCTCCCACGTTGTCTCCGCCTTGAAAGGAAGTACCGAGTCGGGAATCAAACCGTATGCACGGATTGTGTCTGCAACCCTGACGTAGCTGTTTCCGTTCTTTGTCGTCCCTGAAAGGATCGCAATGAATTTATCGCTGAAGTTTATCTTTCCGTTTTTGTAATAGCCGTTGTCCCGCAGAAACTTCTTGAAAGCTGGCGACAAAGACATCTGTGCAAGCTGTGTCTCGACAGAATTCATGAGCGAGAATGTAACGCAGCTCTGCGTGTCAAAGACGAACGGATTGTTCTGCTGCTCTCCCTCCGGTAAGTAATCTTTCCAGTCCGAGCTTTTCACTCGTTCCTCAAACGGCAAAGACCCCGCAAGGAAGTCAGTAGGACGTTGCTCGTGAATATAGCCGCTTTGCTGTACTCCGATCTTGTTGCGTTCGTTTTGATTCATATACTAGGATGATAGACCAATAAGGGTTAAAAGACCAACGACGGCCCCCGAAATAACTATCCAGTTTAATTTGCGAAGCGTGTTCCTGATAGGATCAAATTCTACTTTGTCCACCTTTGTCTTCAAAGCTTCAGCAAGCATGTCAACCTGGCGTTGCATGAAATCCATCTGCGTCTTCAGTTCTTCTTTTGTAATGAAACGGGAAGTCAGCATATCAAACTTCACATTCAACTCTGTAAAGCCTCGATCTACACGCTGCTCTAGCTTCTCAAGATCGTCTTTCACATACTCGATTAGTTCCTTTTCGTTGTTCATAAGCTATTTTTTGCGAGTAAAGTAAGTCTGAAAGCCGTAACTGTCATTAATTGTCATAAGCATATCGCCCTGACAAACTGGAATCGGATTCGACCCTTTCTGTGATTCTCCGGCGGTATTTTGATCTATGACGGCAAGAACCTCTGTGTAATTTATGAAGCTTCCCGCTGAATCGTAACTAAACATAGGCTGCTGATTCAATGTGCGGTATATATTTATATTTGCACCGGTACCTCCCGATGTCATATTTTCGATAGTAACGAAACCGTCCTCTGGTGCAATCCATCCTTTCTCTCTGTTTGCAGACGAAAGACCTGTAAATTCAACAAGAGTAATGGCTTCGCGTGACATGCTGTCATCAATAAGAATCTGTGTCGCTGATATTGCAACACCAAGCAAAATGTTATCAGTAGCAATGGTTGAAAGTGCTCCATATGTTGTTGTGCTTGTGTAGTATTTTGTTCCAGGAGTAAGACCTGAAAATCCTCCTAGTACTCCATCGATTTCCTTAAAGACACCGGATGCACCACTTGCTACAGAATCAGGAGATAGTAATAGCTTGCCAGTATTCAAAGCAGTTGTGCTTTCATACCGGAAAACTTTTCCATTCTCAAATTGGAATTCTGCAAAGAATGCGTAATCGTTTGCAGTGTCGGCTGTCCAACTTGAAAGGCTTGTACCAGTGAAGCGTGATCCTCCTGTGTAGCCACTTGGGCCGTAGTAATAACTTAAAGTATCAGAACCTCCAAGAGTCACACCGCTGACATCCAAAACGATTGCATAAGTATCTCCTGGCGTTACGGCGAGGTCTACATCTCCTTGAATCGCACTGCCCTTAAATTGCGATGCTAGGTTTGAAAAGATTGTTGCCAAAGATGGCCCCACTGGGACACCAGCCGATGTAGCATAGAGTCGTCCGACAAGAGTTCCTGCTGGGTTACTTCCCTGGTTAACGTAAAATCCAATTCGTCGCAAGCGATTACATCCTGCTGAAATTGTAAAAGTCTGTGCCCTGAAAGACGTGTTCGTGTTTATTGTTTCAGTAGTAGTAACAGCGTCAAAATATGCGAAACGTCGCGAGTCTTGTGTAGCAAGAAAAGCAATATCCTGTGCCGTGATATTTTCTCCTGCCGTAGCAATGATTCCTCCATTTGAAAGCTGGGGCGAGTTCGACATAAAAGGTCGAACATCCTTGTAAACATATCCCTGGCCTGAAACGCTCACATCTCGAATCGTTGTCTGTCCTACGCGGTTATACACCTGGCAAATAGGAATGTTTCCACCAGGGAATGATGGGACAGTAGGAGATCCGGCTTCTGTTCCAGCCGTGCGAACAAGAGTACCTGCGGTATCAATCGAAAGAACGTCGATGCGTGGGTTTGTTGACGGTGCTGTAAAGGTCGGGGAGTTGCCTCCTGCAAATTCAACACGGGTGCTTCCGTTGTAATAGACACCCGGCTCGACATAAAGCGTCAGTCCTGGGGTTGTCTGCTCATGTGCCAAAAGCCATGACGAAGCGTACGCATCGTCCCTAAGGTCGTTGTATTGTTTCGCTGTGGCGGTCTGGCCGCCGGTTACTTGTGAGCTTCGCATAGGCTATGTGTTAAAAATTTCTAGGCTGTATTCGACAGTCGTATCTTCCGCTGATGCCTTCGTGTAAGACGGCAGAATGAGCGACCGAGCGAAAAGCTGGTTGCCACAGAAAAGACCGAATTCATTATACGTCCCATTTGGTAAATCGACATCTGGTATGAAGAAAGTAATGACCGCGAGGTTCGTAGGAGACACAATCTGCGTCGCACGCGGAATGTTTGAAGTGACAGGTGTCTCAAGGTCGGTATCGGCATCCGTTGGCGGCGTCGTCCCCGTCCCGATCTTCGCCTGGGTGATTTCGATGTCGTATGTGGTAAGCCCAATCAAACGCTGTGCGATTAGGTTGACTCCGTTGTTTGCATTATTCACTACAAGGTTTTTGATCCAGTCAGTCTCGCGAATAAGCTCCTTTGTTCCTGCCCGGTACGTTCGAATACGATACTGACCGGCTACGCCTGACTTCTCACCGGAAAGTTTTCGCTTGACTTGTTTCATGTCGATAGTATACCCGAAGCTATGACCAAGTGCCAAGGTTCCAAGAGAACGGATTCGCGGCCGCACTTCCTGGAGGCTGCTCCCACTCGTACGGACCCGTGCTTGATGAGATAGAGATCAGGTTGTCGCCGATCGTGAATTCGTCATAAAGAGCATTGAACGAAAAGAGAATCTCGTTCGAAAGGTCCTCATTCCCCCCACGTTGCAAGAGCATCTGCAATACCTGGATGATGCCCAGGGTTCGAAGCGTGGCGAGCTGTACGCGGTATCGTGGCAGTCCTGGACCCTCCAGTCGCATCGATACCTTCTGGATCAGGAAGTCCTCGTCCATGCCGAAAATAGACAGGTTCACATTGATCACCTGACCGCTTCGCAAACCGGGAGTGTAGGTGTCAAAACTGCCCTCCACGATGGCATTCTTGTACGCTGTGAGCTTTGCGAGGGCGAACTCCAAAGCCTCATCACGGGACTTGATAGCGGCATTCACCTCGAAGTATTCATAGATCCCGTACTGCGAAATCGATGCCGAGTCCGACCGCTGGATCAGGATAGGGAAAAGGGGCGTCCCTTCGATCTCGACGTTCTCCACACCGATAGGTGGCACGGTAGCAGTCTTGAATCTTACATACCGCTGGTTGAAATCCCAAAAGCAGTCGAAGTCCGCTTCTTCATCAAGGAAGTCGATTCCGACCGTCTGATCGACACCGCCGACGCGAACAAACGGACGACGTGCAAACTTGTTCGCCAATCGGAAGTACAGCTCCGAACCGTCCCCGTTGAACTTTTCGATGCGGTCGTTGCCCTCCTCCTCGCCTCCCCGGATCGTTACGCGGTTCCTGATCTGCGAAAAGTCATTCGAGAACGTGAGCGATTCGAAAATCTTATTGTCATCATTGTCGGCAATGTCGAAAGGGGACACCTCGGAGTTTTTCGCGAAGAAATGAATGTCCTTGTTTTCATCCACGTACCAGTAGTAATTAATGATCGCGGCAAGCTTGGAAAGGCACTCGGAGATAGGAATGCGGTTGAACGTCACGGCCGTGACCAATATAGGTGCGTCAACGTTTGCGTATGTGAACGTCGGTGCATATTTCAAAATGATGGCCGCGATGATTTCGTCGATCATTACGTTCGTGTACCGTTCAAGGACCAATCGCCGATCAAGGAACTGCGAGTAGTCTTTACACTCCACATCACAATTCAAAATAGAATCGCCGTCCAAGTTTTCATCGACTGCGACAATCACGCCCCCGTATATTTTCGTGGCTCCGTCATAGAGTGTAACCTCCTCGTTGACCTGTGGCTTGAATACCTGTGTGCCATATTGCTGGATACTGAAGCGAAGCGTGTCTACGCGTTCGTTCAAATTGTCATCCTTCTGAAGCGACGAAAGCAATACAAGATTGCTTCGATCGACGCCATTGATATTTAGAACGTAGGCCATGTTAGAGCTTCATTTGTTTCTGCAAGATCTTGATGAGTCGATCCCCAATCTGCTCTGCAACGTCCTCCTTGCCCATGAACGAATTCCCCGTCAGTACGATATTGATCGTCGGACCTCCGGCCGTTGCCGCTTTCTGCCCGAACAATGTCTCTGGAGTTTTCGTAGCAATCAGGTAATCGTCCGGGTGCGTGGTGATGATCTTTCCACCTGGTGAAATGATGGCGTCGTTCACGCCCGTCACTTCCTTTCCTCGTCCTGAAATCTTTTCAAAAAAGCTGGTGACTCCGCCCTTCAGCTTATCCTTGAATCCTCCGACAGCCGTTCCGATCTGTGCGAGTTTATTGATGAGATTTTCGATGAAATCGATCAAAGGCTGGAGCTTCTCCTTGATGCCTTCTATAGCTTCGTTGAAAATAGCCTTGATGTCTTCCCAAAGAGAAATGAAGAAATCCTTCAGTGCATTGAATGCATCGATGTACGGCTGCGTCAGCTGGGTCACCATGTTCACAAAGAATTCCTTGATGGCATTCCAAATCAATACTGCTGACTCCTTGATCCGAGTCCATACGCCCGTGATCATTGCCCACAAAGCCTGAAGCTTCTCCTCCCAACCTGGCATGATCATATCAAGGAACGTCGCGAACAATCCGACGATGAAGAAAAAGACCTGCTGGATTCCCTCCCAAATAGCCATCCCGAATCCTGTGATAGCTCCCACGATCCAATCGATCGCCGAGCTGAAAGCGTTCTTGATACCTTCCCATAGATTCACAAAGAACGTCGAGATCGCCTCCCAGTTTTTGATGATGAGGTACGCAAGCCCTGCAATAACTGCCACGATGGCCGCAATGATCAGGATGACTGGGTTCGCCGCAAGAATAGCAAACGCCTTACTTACCATCCCGATGGCACTCGCGAAAAGCTTGAACCCACCAATGATGCTCGGAAGTACTAAGCCAATGATTCCGGCCGCGGCTGTTATCCCTGCCAATGCTCCAGCTATGAGTACGATATTCGAAAGCAGTTTTGGATTCTCGTCTGCCCATGCCGAGAACTTCTCGATGACCGGCGAAATTGCCGTAGTGATACGATCGATGGCCGGTAGCAATGCCTTTGTGATGCCGTCTCCAATAGACTCGAAGGATCGCTTGACACGGGCAAGCTGTCCATCCAATCCGTTTCCTACGGTATCCGTCGTTTCTCGGAGGTTCTGTGCAAGCCCCTCCTGAATAGCGGATACCTTTTCGCTTTCCGACCCGAACTGAATCAATGCCTTTTGAGCTTCAGTAAAACGAACTCCCGTTTTTTCCAAAAGTCCGAACTGACCATTCAATGCCTTTGCAATCGTGTTTGCACTTGAGACATAGTTGTCGGCCGAAGCGTTCACTCCGTTCTGGTTAACGGTAAAATCGGCCAGCGACTTAGTAAGGTCGGCGACCGATTTTGATTGAAGCCCGAACGTTGAAAGCTGTGCCGCTCCGATCTTCAGGGCGTCTGCATCGATTCCGGACTTCTTCTCCAATGCACTCGAAAGGGTATTGATGGCCTGAACCTGGGCCATAGTACCCCGTGAAACGTTGATGACGGCGTTCTCCAGCTGTCGCTGTGCCCTTTCCGCCTCTGCATACCCTTGTACACTCTTGGCGACCACTCCGGCGATTGCAGCGAACGTTGCGGTTCCTACCAGTGCCATCTTCTTAAACGCTGGCTCGAAAGATTTCACCTTGCTCTGAACAGCATCAAGATTACCCTGCACCGAAGTCAAGGCTCCCTTTGTTTTATCGACTGCCTCGAGGACAAATGTGAGTTTTTCTTGTGATGCCATAGTTTATCTCGGGCGGCGTTTTCCTTTCGTTCCTTTGTTCGCTTTCCTGTTTGCTTCGTGCTCCTGTCGGATCATGAGGATGATCTGCCCGATGAACCACTGCGGCTGTGCCATGTATTCGTGATAGCCCCACCCGAAGCGATCACAAATCCGCACCATGTCCGATACCGTCGTTATTTTTTTTTAGATACTTCTTCGATCGCCGTCTTGATGAATGAGTAGTCAGGCTCCGGAAGGTCGAGGATGAGATCCACGAGTCCTTCAGTCTGTCCATCAACCTCCAAAACGTACGCTTCGAAAGATGCGTTATTCAATTCTTCGATGATCGTTCCTTCGATCTCCATTCCCCCGATCTGGCCTAGGCTGTCGGGTTTGACCTTCATCGATTTGTAGAGAGGCTGCTGTGTCTTCTCGAATTCGCGGCCGGTGATCCACTGCTTGATCTTTACGATCTTGCCGGTTACCGGAAGCGTGTGTTCTGTGAATGGGCGTGCTGTAGTCATGGGATGTAAGAGTGCGGGATTATGATCCGCTTACTGGGTTATAGTCTTCGACTTCATTGATAAGGACGACGCTGACTGCCGAAGCTTCATCGTCATCGTAGTGGGCCGTAAAGTCCAAAGGTTCGGTAACGATGTCGTCGATTGGACGATCAGGTTCCCGAGTCTCAAAGGACACTTTCGGCAGGATGAACGTGACACTAGGGTTGCTCAAGACACCGATCGTGATGTCGTCGCGGACCATTGTCACTTCCATTGCACGATATTCTCCGGCGACATAGATGTCGTGGAAGGTTTCGCCTGTGTAATCAACCGTGATAGAGCCTGTGATTTCGAGCAAGAGTGCAAGAACGTCGCTAGGTGTAAGTTCGCCGATGTTCTGGTTCGTGCGTGCCGAGTTGTTCAAAGACAAAGAGAATTCCTTGACCTTGAGTGGCTGGGCGGCGGCAAGACCCGCTACGTCTGCCGCGATCTTGATCGTAACGTCGTGGTTGCGGAAAAGATAATCATCCGCCGAGAATGCAACCGAGTAGTTCGCGTTCGTCGTTTCATCTGCTCCGATGAATTCGACGGTAGCGTTTACCAAGTCATCCACCGGCGTGTTCAATTCCAAGCTAGAAACAAGGCACAAAGCGTACTTGTAGTCTTGGAATCCGTTCGGCTGTGAAAGTGCCAGCGTGAGCGACGGGTTCTGCGGATCGTTCAAGAGCAATGAGAATTCGTGCTCGTATACGACCGTTTCTCCTCCGACTAGAGCCGACGATACCGATCCCAAAAGAGACTTCAAGAAGTGACCGATCGATCCGTTCTTGACGTTGAATTCAAGATCTCCCTCGACGTACTGCTGGATGATTTCCGACCCTTTAGAAGTCGTGCGTACAGCCCGTGTTTCCTGGATGAGTACTTTATCGACTACGGGACGGACTCCGGTCGGTGTGCGACCAGCGATCCAATCTTGTGGGGCGACGGGTGTGCCACGAGTTCCCTCCTGACCAACACCAAGGTTAACTGATTCGCCGAGTAGGTAAGGCATGTTATTTGTTAGCTTTCTTAGTGGCCTCCTCCAAGTTGACGGCTCGGATTCTTTTCTTGAGGCTTGGGAAATGAAAGATGCGTAGCGGCTTCTTTCGATCACCCTTAGTAATTGATGGCTCTATCATACGGTTGTTGTATTCATCCATCATACCGAAAGTATATCACACACACCTACGGCGTGTTAACAATCATTTTTACACATCGGAGCGTGACCAGTGCTGTGCGGTAAACTGTCTCCATTTTAACGACCGAACCCCACGCACTTGGTGCTGGTTCAACCCAATCGGCATAAGTACCAAGGACTGCCCTCGTTTTGAAAAGGGAAAGCACCTCGTCAACGACCTCCTCGACACGGTACTCGACCGTTGCTTGACTGTCCTCGTCTTTTATCGGGTAGTATATTTTAATGGTGTAAACATAGACACGCTTGTCTCTATCGGTGCTTCCGTAGTCAGCTTCGCTCTCCGATGGTGCGACCACTGCTGCAGGGAATCCGTCAAAGTTCGACACCTCGGTAGGGTAGGCGTGCTGGATTGAAGTAGCCGTTAAAAGCACCTCGATAATCTTCTGACGGATTGACGTATAGCTCATGCAAAAAGTATATCACTAAAACTTGATAATGCCCCGAATCGCTGCAAGAAAAAACTCATTGATTCGCAATGCGGACTTCTCTGCCGCTTCTCTTAAAAAGGGCTGTGCTTTCGTTCCAGGGTGGTTTACTTTCTTTCCGAAAAACTGCCCCTGCCTTCGATTGGCAAGAACCTTCTTATTGCGTGCCTCAATGACATGCGGACGTGTACCTTCGTGCACTGCAGCCGCATATTTAGCCCCTACATCGACCTCCCCTACATACGATGTCTTCATGGAAGCCTTGATACTCTGTCGCAGGTTACCGCCTCCCGTCTGCTTGTTGACCGGGGCAAGCCGTTTCGCTTCCCCCTCAACGAGAAAAACGGACTGTTCAACAGCCCGTGATATTCCCTTTGCAGCCCGCTCCGGTGCTTCTTTCAAAGCACGCTTGATAAGGTCGCCATTCTGTAAACTGATTTTAATCTCGGCAGCCATTTATTTATTCTTGAAAACGCGGATGCGAATTTCCATGTGTCGCGTGCGTCGCAAGAAGCTATACGATTCGTTCGACATGACCTTGTACTCTATCCCGCAGATAATCACTCTGTCTCCCTGCTTAATATCGCGAACATCGCAGAACATGAGGAAGTCTTTGCCGTAGATACCATCGTCCTCGGAGCTGAAAGAGTCCTCAAGAGGCTGGACATGGCAAGGAACATCCTCGTAGATAGTCTGCAAGGTCTGCTTATTCGTGGAGGGGATGTCAGTCATCCGCTTCACTTCTGCATTCTTTGTGTAGTGTTGCTGGATTGACGACATAGGCTAGAAAGTTACTCGCTTGTATCCTGCCAATAGCTTCGGAATGCTCTCGTAATCCGTGAGCTGGTCTTTCGTGACGTACGAAACGGAGTAGCGTCCGATTGTTTCAGATTGTACGGGACCAGCCTCCTTGTTGGAGCCATTGATAATACCCGCCACAAGGACTGTACAGACGAATTTGATAGCTTCTGGCACTGTGGCTGCATAACCCCACAATCCCGTTACCTCGACGTTCTGCAGGTCGCGTGGGAACCAGTCAGACCGTAGGGTCAGCTTGTACTTTGGCGATTCGTTCGCAGGGTACGATAGAACCTTTGAAATATCCTTTACAGAGCCGTCAATCTTCACTTCCGAGACAGAAAGGAAATCATTTACCAAGAGACTGCTTGAACCAGAACCATCAAAGACTTTCGTCGTAGGAGTATCCCCAGGCGGGACAAAGGTTCGGTTCGTCATGAGGTCAATCTCCCTGCTCATGGCTGTAATCCATTCTGTAAGCTGTGCATCCATCGAGGAGTCGATAGACATAATCAGGTACTTTTCAAGTGCGGTTTTGTCTGTGTACATAGGCTATATTTCGCAGGTATTATCGCACTCGTCCCGGAGTCGAGCGTAAGGCGTAGGAGTAGGGCAGTACGGATTCACTGGAATAACCGGAGCCGAAACGACGACCGGTGCTCCTGCGTATTCAAGTGATCCGAATGCTCCTCCTCCAAACATAAAGTTATTCTGCCTTTGCGATTCGTTCGAGTTCTTCTTCGATCAAAAGAACGTGCTTTGACTGGCGGGCGAGGAATCGTGCTCGCTTCAGTGAGTCATTGATAAGGTCAAGCTCTGCGTCTTCAACTTCCACGGATTCCTGACTTGCATCGATGGCAGCATCAAGCTTTCGCTGAAGGCGACCAAAGACACGACGGGATTTTCCTTCGAGTCCTTTCTCGTTCGCTGATTCAACAGCAAGACCGATCAAAAGGGCTGTGAAGTCGACATTCGACGACTGTGCTGTCGCTTCCTGGCTTCGCTTGTAAGGGAGGTTGAGGTTGAGTGTTTTCATACGTTAGGATTGTATCACTAGATTAAATCTGTAGCACCATCGAGCAGTGCGACTTCTTCGCCGGAACGCTTGAATGTCTTGAGGGCATTGTAGAGCGTAGGTCGGCAATCGTCCGAAACTGAAGCGAGAGGAAT